GGTGGATTTGCTCGTATGCCACTAAAAAAACTTATGCAAGAGTTGGCAGAACGCAAGGTCATATTTAACCAACAAAAAGCTAAATATAATCGTGCAAGAGATGTGTACAACAGTGCTGTAAGAGATGGTTATGCACCAGATATAGATGATAGTGTCAAAATCATGAATAACACAGAAAATTACGGTAAGGTTTTAAAAAAAGAAATGGACGAGTTGCAAAAGCTTATAGATAACTATGGCAACACTTGATAACGTAAATCTCTTTGCACCTAAAGACCCTAAAACAGGCAAAACTTATCAATTGTTTGATACTGAGGCTATAAAACAAAAACAAGAGCAATCAAAGCAAAACTATGAGCTTATTAGACAACAAATATCTGATGGCAATATAGAGCAGGCATACGAAGGTTTTAGTCAATTACCTTTTATAGAGCAGATGGCAGTTTATATGACTCCCGGACTAGGTAATGTGGTTGATGCTTATGAGGCACAATACTTTGGTAAGTTAGCAACCAAAGAAGCAGCCGAGCAAGGCATGAAGACTCCACAAGAAATAGAGCTTGAATCACTGACAACTGGTTTACCACCATCGCCTTTTCGTGCTTCACCACAGCAGTCTATTTTTACAGGACTTAGTGGATTAGCGGGAGTAAGTTCTTTAGTTGGTATTGGTGAATTACCAAGCTTAGTTAAAGGTGCTATTTTATTTGGTGGTCGTAAACTTGGCGCAATACCATCTGCTACGGATATGGGCGCGCCAACTATACAGGCTGCTGACACTACAGGTGGCGGTGGTATTGGTGGTTTGCCTGAACCTAAACCACAACCAGCTTTAGATGATGCTGGTTATAAATCTAGTGTCCTAGAAGAAGCTAAAACAGTAGAGATAGACTCTGGTCAGGCTTTGTTAGATTATCTAACCAGTCCTAAAAGACAAAATCCATCAAACAACAAAGGTGGCACGGCTTTGAAAAAAAGCGAAATAGATGAAATAGATTTTGATAAATTCAAAGCAGAGAATCCGGGTGATTTTACTAAAGAACAGCTTTTACAATACATAGATGACAATAGAGTACAACTTTATCGTGTGCGAAGGTCAGAAAATCCTGACATAAGAACAGACGATGCTTTTGTACCTTCAGAGGATGTAGACTTTTATCTAGACGAACCTTTAACAGAACAAATTTTTGGTGAAAGCGTATCACGTAATTATGATGACATGTTTAATTTTACTGAAGAACAAAAAGTTTTCTTCATTAGAAACTTTGGACCTGAAGGCATAATTACAAAAGAAACATATCAAAAGTATTTGGACAGAGCCACAACTGTAGAGAGCAGTCAAAATTTAAGAAAAGTTTTTGAAAACAACCTAGCTGCTGATTCTAATAACCCCTTCTACGAAGTAGGCGAAGGACAATTAACATTTACTAGGCCTGACGGCACAATTGTTGAAGCCTTATCTGCTACAAATGACATAGACCAAATAGAGGCAGCCTTAAATCAAGGCTTTACTATACAACCTAAAGTTTTAGACAAAAACTTGGATATAGACGATTTAATTGACCGCGCATCTATGAATAAAGCAGAATTTGAAAGAACAGAGGGTTTAATAGATGAAGCTTATAGATATGTGGGAGATGATGATATTTTTGAAATTATAGGTAATAGCGATGATGGATATAGTGTTAGAGTAAACGGTGAATTTGATGATGTAAATTTTAGCGATAATATGTCTTTTGACGAGGCTGAGCTACAAGTTGGACAATATATAGATAGAGAGTATGGAAGCGGTTTAGGTGATATTGATAACCCTACTGAACCCGCTGACTTAATTAACCTTGTGCCTGAGGGAGTTATCAAAGAAAATCAATCGTTGCCTACTAAGTATAGCGACTATGATGGATTTAGATTGCCCATGGGCGGCGCAACTGATTATGAAGAGTACACCATCCACATTAAAAACCCTAAAACTATCACTAGATATAAATTAGGTACTAGAGATGAGCCAAAGCACTTTGGTGGCGGCGATGAGTTATTTCACCTTAGAACTACACTTAGAACGGATGAAAACGGCAAAAAAGTATTGTTTGTTGAGGAAATACAATCAGATTTACACTCTACGGCGCGTAGTACACAAAGCGATGCAAATTATGAGGTGCCAGAGAAAGAAAAACCTAAGATTAGAGCAAAAGTAAAAGAAATAGATTCAGATTTTGAAATTATATATAGCGATAGAGACCTAGAAAGGATTACCCTAGGTGACATAGGAGACCCATTTTATAACGACATGCAGGTTGGAAATGTCGGGTATAACGCAGCTACTATAAATAACATGGCAGAGGTTTCAAGAGGCAACCAGCCAATAGAATATTTAGGTGAAGATTACCAAACAGCATTAAAAAATATTGAAAAAAAATACGGCAAAGAAAAATTTATTGCATTAGCTGATGCAGTAAAACCTTATGTAAATAAAGGCAGACTTCCTGACTTTCCATACAAAAAAGATTGGGTGGATATGGCAGTTAAAGAAGCTATGAAGATTGGTGTAGAAAAAGGTGCTGACCGAGTAGCTTTTGTAAATGCACCTACTCAGATAGCTAGAAACAATAAGACCCTAAACTATGTGCAGGATAAAGTAATTACCAAAGTGCCAACAAGAGAAGAGTTGGTTGACACACCTGAATTTAAACAAAAGTATCAAAGCTATCTCAAAACACGTTATGACGATTATATAAACAATCAGCACGATACCAACTTGCCCATACCAACCCAAGAAGAATATTACGCAAGTCTGCCTGCGGCTCAAAAAAAACTTAAAGACTCAAAAACCAATATTAAAAAGTTAGAGCAACAGATGCAACAAAAACTTGTGGACGACCTTAATAAATTTAAACAGCAATATCCTGACTCACCCCACGTTAAAGATGATTACGCATACCCCCCGCCCGGATATGAATTAGAGGCACGTCAAATTGAAAGGGCATATAGAGATTTAGCAGACGCAGAGATACAAATTCTATCAAAAAGAATGAATGATGCTTTTGATATTACATCAGACCCAAGAAATGTAGATATTACAAATCCTGCTTTGGCTAGAATGTTAGATGCTGATTTAAACTTTCGTGAAGTGCCAACAGAAATAAATGAAAAGCTTATAGAAATAAAAAGTTTGCAGCAAGAAGTAGACAGATTAGCAGAATTTGCAGATATAGATGAAAAATTCTTACAAGGCGCGGCTGTAGAAGCATTGGCAAAAGACTTAAGAATCGATGAAGTCAAATATACACTAGAAGATGTTGGTTACGCGCTGGAAGGCGATGAAATCTTAAATCCACAAAGAATACAAATGACAGGCGATGATTACGATACGCAAAGGATTAATTTGCGTAGACTTACCAACGAAGACGAATTGCTCGCTGAAATACCAGAAAATTTAAGAGAGCAGGTCAAAAAAGATTTAGCTGCTGGTAAAAAAGAAATTACCTTTAACATTGATGACCTAGAGGGCAGTGGTAAAAAGTTTTTAGAAATATATAAAAACGAAATACCAAGAGGCATAAACAAGGTTTTAAAAGACCTTAAAGTTAAAGATGTTAAACCTAATATAAGTAGAGTTTTATATTCCGATGACTACAACGCCCCTATAGTGCAAAGTATGACATCACGTAACGTCTACGATGAATTTATGAGTGCTGATGTAGATGAACGCACAGGTGTAGTTGCACCAACTAAAAACTCACGAAATGACGATGTTTTTGTTGGAGAAAATATTACTGTTGCGGCACACAGCTCTATCGGCATTGATTTAACTGATGAAATGAAAAGAAAAATCATACAAGAGGGTTTGTCTTCTATGTACATGGGTGGTAAAGTAACAAAAAGCAAATTTATGGATAAACCCATAGAAGGCAACAGAAGAGAAATGTAATGGCAGTAGATTATTTAAAAGATTACTTAGGCATTGACCCAGCCGACTATTCAGCCATGGAAAGAACTATCGCAGGCGTATCGCCTGTAGGTCAATCTATTATTCCGACCATGGGCGCAACTCCAACAGTGCAACCTAGAATGATTGATGACACTCCCATAGCTTTCACTCCAAGACCCATGCAAGACTTTGGCGCGCAGATATCTGGTTTAGAAGAGCAGATTAATAATCTTATGGAACAAATGGGTGTCTTAGAAGCAGAAAAAAATGATGCACTGCAACAACAAGATGTGATGCGAGCAGAATTAGCACAAGCTCAACAAGATGCGCTTACAGAACAAGCAAGTGAATTTGAAGGTGTTAAATCTAGTTTAGAGCAACAAATCGCCGATTTAACGGCACAAATAGGTAGTATGCAAGAGCCAACTATCATGAAAGATGCTCCTGTACCACCTAGAGATGAACAAATATTTGTACCACCTAAAGATTTTGTAGACCCAAGAGCCAGTAGACCACGAGGTGAACCAATAGGCGGCATGGTAGCTGGAGGTGGCGGTATCGATTATGGTGGTGGCGAAGGACCACCTTTATTACCAGACCTTAGAACAAACATGAACATAGAAACACGTGACACAGAGTTTGGTCCAGTCACTATTTCTTCACCAGCTTTTCCAGTAAAAGTTCGTCAAATACCACCAGAAGATTTTGGCTTTGGACCCGGTATAAGACCTTCAGAAATTACTGCAGGTGGACAATTTGTTGGTTCAGCAGGTGTAACACCAAAACCCGTACGTGGTGGAGGAACTTATAAAGAATTTGAAGGACCCGATGGAAGTGTTCTAAGTGTAGGAGTGCAAGGACCTCCACTAGAATTTATTAAAAAAAGAGACCCAATATTACCACCCATGACTCCACCCATGACACCAAGGCCAATGCCTATGCCTATGCCAAGACCAATGCCTATGCCTATGCCTATGCCTGAACCTGTCATACCGAGTATGCCAATGCCACAACCTATAATTCCAATAGAACCACAACCTATGCCCATGGCTGGTAGACAAATGAACATGATGTTTGACAACATGCCTCCCACTATGATGCGAGCAGGTGGTGGAGGCATTTCCAAAGCTATAGTAGATTTAAAAAATAGACTTAGATAATGGCCGAGATTCTCAACGGTTGGGGGAGAGCAGGCTGGGGTGAATTAGCTTATGGTCAAGGCAATGTACCTGTTAATATTTCTGCACCGGGAGCTGGCACATCTGCATTAGGCACAGTCACGGTCGATGCCGAAGCAAACACAAGTGTTACTGGACAAGCGGCAACTTCTGCTCTTGGTTCAACATCTGTTATAGCAAAAGCTAACGTCATTCCGTCAAGTCAAGCAGGCACAACTGCATTAGGTACACTTAGCGTTGTAGCCAAAGCAAATGTTGTTCCAACAGGACAATCTGCAACATCAGCTATCGGTGGTGTTGGTGTAAATGGTCAAGCTGTCGCCAATGCAACAGGAGTAACTGCGAGTCTTGGTGCTGTAAGTGTAGATGTAGATGGTGAAGCGAATGTATCAGTTACAGGACAAAGTGCAACCTCTGCCGTTGGCAGTGTAACCATTCATCACAACGAACAATTTAGTATTACAGGTGTAGCTGCAACATCTAGTGTTGGTAGTGTCACAACACAAGCAGGTGCTAAAGTAACACCTGATTCTCTACTAATTACTGGTATTTTAGGCACACCACAAGTGTACGGCTTGATAGACGACTCTCAAACACCTAACTATAGTGGAATTGACAGTTCACAAACAGCAAATTATAGTACAATAACAGACACACAAACCCCTGATTGGGAAGAGGTAGCATAGATTATGGCAACTTATGTAAACGATTTAAGGTTAAAAGAAATAGCGACTGGTGATGAAGCTGGAACATGGGGTACTAGCACCAACACTAATTTAGAATTAATAGCTGAAGCATTTAGTTTTGGCACAGAGGCAATTACTACAAACGCCGACACTCATACAACAACTATTGCGGATGGTTCTACCGACCCCGGAAGAAGTATTTATTTAAAATACACAGGTACACTCGATTCAGCTTGTACTATTACTATCGGTCCAAACACTGTATCTAAACTTTGGTTTATAGAAAACGGTACAAGTGGTTCACAAAATATAATTATTTCGCAAGGCAGCGGTGCTAATGTAACTGTACCAGCAGGAGAAGTAAAAGCTATTTATTCTGATGGTGCTGGTTCTGGTGCAGCTATGGTAGATGCTTTTGCTAATTTAAAAGTATCAGATGCAGCACAAACAAATATTACAAGTCTAGGAACTCTTACAGGATTAACTGTTAATGGAGATGTAACATTTACAGGTAGCAGTAATAATATTGTTTTTGACCAATCAGATGATTGTTTAGAATTTGCAGACAATGCCAAAGCTAAGTTTGGTGCTAGTGACGATTTACAAATTTATCATGATGGCTCAAATTCAAGAATACAAGAAGGTGGAACAGGTAGTCTTTTAGTAAGAGGTACTAATTTACAACTACAAGATTCAGACGGTTTTGATTACATAACTTGCACTGATGGTGGTGACGGTGGAACTGTTGTTTTGAAACATATAGGCTCAGCAGTTTTAACTACGAAAAGCGGTGGTATAACTGTTACAGGTGAAGTAGCAGCGACTTCACTAGATATTTCAGGCGATATAGATGTAGATGGAACCACTAATTTAGATGTAGTAGATATAGATGGAGCTATAACTTTCAGTAGCACTCTAAATGGCATAAGTATTTTAGCTGATACAACAAACTTTACTGACAGTATTTTAATTAGTCAAAACGCAAGTACAGGTACTTTGTCAAGTGCTGCTCATAATACAGGTTTAGGTGATGATGTTTTTGCTGCATTAACTTCTGGTGTTGAAAATACAGCAGTGGGTGCAAATTCTTTATCAGCTAACACTACTGGTGCAGAAAACACAGCTTTAGGGCAAAATGCTTTACTAAGTAATACTACAGGCTCATTCAATGTATCTGTTGGCAAAAGTTCTTTAGCTAGTAACACTACTGCTTCAAATAATACAGGAGTTGGTAAAAGTGCTTTAGGTGCTAATACAACAGGTGCTAATAACACTGCACTTGGTTCATTAGCTTTAGATGCAAATACTACTGGAAGTGATAGTGTAGCTGTTGGCTATGCAGCATTATCAGCAGCAACTACAGGTGGTCAAAATAGTGCTTTAGGTTATTTAGCTTTAGAAGATGTAACAACTGCTACAGGAAATACTGGTATAGGATATCAATCTGGAAAAGGAATAACTACAGGAACTAATAACACTTTTGTTGGTAATAATTCAGGTGTAGCCGTAACCACTGGCACAGATAATGTTGGGGTAGGACATGCAACTTTATTTACAAACGCAGCTTCAAATAACACTGCAATTGGTTCTTTAGCTTTACTCTCAAATACTACAGGTGCTTCAAATGTCGCTGTTGGTAAAGCTTCGTTAGATGCTAATACGACTGGTGGTTCAAACACAGCAGTTGGTGCAGAATCTTTAACAGCTAATACTACTGGTTCAAATTTAACCGCTGTAGGTTTAGGTGCATTAGAAGCTAACACAACAGCAGACTACAATACAGCTGTTGGTAGTGGTGCTTTAGCACTTAACACCACAGGTAGTACAAACACTGCTATTGGTGCATTAGCTTTAGATGCCAATACTACAGGTTCTTCAAACACTGCTGTTGGAGTACAGGCATTAAGTGCTAATACAACAGCTTCATCAAATACAGCAGTTGGAAAAGGTGCTGGTGAAAATATTACTACAGGTAATCTAAACGTTATTGTTGGTGCTATTGCCATGGATGCAGCAACTACAGCTAGTGAAAATGTTGCTGTTGGTTATGGTGCATTGACTACCTGTACCACAGGTGGTGCAAATACTGCTATAGGTTATGTGGCTATGCAAAATTTAACCACGGGTACTGAAAACACTGCTGTTGGTAATCAAGCTATGGTGCAAATTACAACTGGAACTCAAAATGTTGCTGTAGGAAGAGAGTCATTAACTGCTAATACAACTGGGACAAATAATGTTGCTGTTGGTAGAAAAGCGTTGGCAGCTAATACAACAGCAAATGTAAATACAGCGGTTGGTAATGATGCTCTTGAAGCAAATACCACAGGTCAAGATAATGTAGCTGTTGGTGGTGGTGCGTTAGCTAGTAATACTACAGCGCAAAACAATACAGCAGTAGGAAGAAGTGCTGCATTATCTGTCACTACAGGTGCTAATCATACTGCATTAGGTCAAGCCGCCTTGTCAAGTATGACAACTAATAATTCTTGCACAGCAGTTGGTTATGCAGCAGGTCAAAACGCAACTGGACCATTTAATGTGTTTGTAGGTTCTATAGCAGGACACGATAATACAACAGGTCAAAGAAATACTTATTTAGGTTATGACTCGGGTCAGAATAATACTAATGGAGATTTTAATGTTGCAGTAGGTTTTGAAGCCACACATAATGACGGTGATAGTCGTTGTATAACGTTAGGTACAGAGCTAACTGGTGCCGCTAACACATTTAGTTTTGGTAAATCTGGTAATGTTGTAAGTAATGTATTCACTTCTAACGCATCATTTAGTAGAAGTTCAGACTTACATAAAAAAACTAATATAGAATCTACCGACATAGGTTTAAGTTTTATTAATGAGCTAAAACCAGTTACTTTTAATTGGAAAGATAGTTCAGAGTTTCCAGAGGGATATGTAGATAAAGACAAAGCAGAAATGGACACAGAAACTAAACTATACGGAATGATTGCACAAGATGTTAAAGCAGCATTAGATAAAGTTGGACATGAAAATTTTGGTGGTTGGTCACAAGAAGAAGATGGCTCACAAAGACTTTCACAAGAAATGTTTATTTATCCACTAATTAATGCAGTAAAAGAACTTTCTGCACAAGTAGAAGAATTAAAAACAAAATTAAACCAAGGAGAATAAAATGGCAGTAACAAAAACAATAACCAAATGTATACCTTATGAAAACTCATCTAATAAAGTAGATAAATGGGATATACAAATGAAGTATGAAAATGATAGTGAAGGCGATAGCACTTACTATACATCTACTTTTAATATCACAGTCAATCAAACAGATACAGACGCAAGTGGTAATACAACTACCAATTTTACTTTAAAAGCTAAAAGTAGTTGGACTAACGCTAATTTAGTGGCTATCTGTCCTGTGTCAAAATGGGACACGATATTTGCAAGTCAAGTAGATAGCGTTATAACTAACCCACCTACAGTTAGTACACCAGATAACGACTTTAACGTACCTAGCTAATAATGAGTGAACATCCTTTTCAAATACATGGTCTTCCTGCAGTATATGTGTTAGAAACACAAATGCCACAGGCAATGATTAATGATGTTAATGAATACATGGATGAATATAGAGAAAGTAAACATAAAAAATCATTAGCAAAAACGTTAGTGGGACAAATACACAAAGGGGAACAATTACTGCTAGACCACAATGATAAAAGATTGCTTGAATATAATCGTTTTATCTGTAACCTTGGTGCTGAATATATTAATCATTTTGCTAGGGCAGGTAATAATATTCAGTCTGACAAACGAGTAGAGATAGATGAAACATGGTCAGTGCATAGTTACGATGGTGACTATAATCCTATTCACGACCACGGCACTAAAACTTTGATGGGAATATCTACTACAGCTTGGACTAAAGTGCCTGTACAAATAGGTGCAAAAGCTACAGCAAACACGCCCACCTATTCACTATATAATGAAAGCGGTCACTCAGACGGCTGCATAGCTTTTCAATACGGACAAGTATCAGTAATAGATTCTGATAGATTAAAACCAGCACAATCATTTGTTATGACCCCAGAGGTAGGTAAGCTTTTAGTTTTTCCTTCGTGGTTACAACACATGGTCTATCCCTTCAAAGGTGAAGGCGAAAGACGAACTATTGCATCTAACTTAAATTGTTGGGATGTAGAACAAATATCTGAGGAGATAAAACAATGACAAAAAAAACGGAAGAAGAAAGTGTTGAGGTTGAACTTACGCCACAACAAATAAATATGCAGGCTCACATACAAAGCCTTACATCTAAAATAAATAAACATCAGTTTGAAATAGATGAGCTTATGCCAAGCTTAAATACTTATCAAAAAGCTTTCACTGAAAGCTTAAAACAAAAATCTGATACAATTAACGAGGAGAATAAAAATGACAATAATTAATATATTTACTTGGATATGCACCATAATAGCCATAGCATCTTTTATAGCTGCTGTAACACCAACACCGCAAGGTGATAAATGGTTGGCTCAGCTATATAAAATTATAGATTGGTGTGCATTAAACATTTTAAAAGCAAAAGATAAAGGAGAATAATATGAAAAATTTAGTAATTATTTTAAGCACAGTAATCATCACATCATGTGCAACAGTAGGTGCGGTAATTGATGGTGGTAAAGACTTATCAACAAGTATTATTGACTCTACTGTTAAAACAGCAGGAAACATCACGACATCTGCTTTAGAAGATGTTAGTGGAGTTATAGAAACTGTTACTGAATCAACAGAAGATGTTGTCGAAAATGTTGTTGATGAAGTTGACCAACAAACAAATGAACTTGAATCATCTGATGAGGAAGACATAAAATGAGTTTTTTCAAAAGATTATGGGGCAATCTTACTGGCACAGAAGAAATAAAAGTAAGAGCAAGAACTAAAAAAGGTAAATTTATTGCTGACGATAAATCCACACCTAACATAAATGAAGCTTGGACTACTAAAAGAGTAAAAAAATCGGCTAAAAAATAATGGCCAAGTCACCAGAAGCCTTTGTTTATAACGCTACATTAGAACGTATTGTAGATGGCGATACTTTTGATTGCTGTCTTGATTTAGGATTTGACGTTAAATTACATAAGCAAAGGGTAAGGTTGGCACAAATTGATACTCCCGAATCTCGGACAAGAGATTTAGCAGAAAAAAAATTAGGCTTAGCTGCAAAAGCTAGACTTGCAGAGTTATGTGTAGGAAAAATTAAAGTAAAATCTTTAGGTAAGGGCAAGTATGGTCGTATATTAGGCATCCCTTACACAGAAGATGGTAAGGATATATGTCAAATACTTATAGATGAAGGACATGCAGTTTTTTATGATGGAGGCAAAAAAACTAAAGTTTGGGGTGATTACTAATGGAATCAGCCGTAACTATAATTCAAGAAGTTGGTTTTCCTATTGCAGCAGCCATTGGATTAGGCTGGTTTATATATAAGCTTGTTATTCGTATTGTGGACGGCATGGAAACAAAACTGGATGCCGTAGATGAAAAGGTTGAAGCTCAAATAAACGCTTTAGAAGAACGATTAGGCACTAAACTTGACTCACAACATGGTATTTTAGTAGCATTGATAGACAGAGTACGCAGTTTAGATAATGAAATTATTAGGCAAGATACTTTGATAAAAACTATTCTTGGCGTACCACAACTTATAAATAGTAATAAAATTGCTAAGGCGGATAGAGATGACCAAAGGAAAGACTGATTACGATAGATACGTAGAAGCAAAAATAGCTGGTTGGGCATGTTTAATAGCTTTAATTATGATAGCTTATGCAGCTGCAACAAGCGTCAATGCAGATACTATAACTCATAAATTTAAGTCACCATCATTTAGTGGTGTTGGCACTTCAAGTCATTATCTTACCATTGAAAATCAACAGTACACTCGTAAGCTTACTATTAAAGAAGAAATAAAAGCTTTACAAGATGAGATAAAAAGAGAAAAAGAGAACTCAACTCTTGCGAGATTTATGCGCAATCTTGAATCAAGAGTATATGCTGAGTTGAGCAGACAGTTAGTTAATAATTTGTTTGGTGAAACACCGCAAAGCGAAGGTGTCATTACTTTAGAGGGGAACACAATTGAATATACGAGTGATGGCGTAACATTAACCCTAAAAATAACCGAAGCAGATGGCACAGTCACCGAAATCGTCATACCTATTGGCACTTTTACTTTCTAGTTGCTCAATAACTAATCAACTAGAAGATACTTATGAACAAAGGTTTTCAAAAGACATAGCAACCATACAAGACCTACAATCTGTAGAACTTAAAAATGTGCCTATCCCTGAAGTAAGTCCTGTAGTAGCTGTCTATCCACTATCTTTTACAGACCAAACAGGACAAAGAAAAAGCAACAGTGAGTTTGCTTTGTTCAGCACAGCAATTACTCAACAACCCAATGCTTTGCTTATCAGAGCTTTGAAGCATGCAGGTGATGGCAAGTTTTTTAGAGTGGTTGAAAGAGTTGGGTTAGATAACCTTACTAAAGAAAGACAGCTTATAAGGTCTGCAAGAGAGCAGTCAGCTAACGAGGAAGAAAAGAAAAAAGCACTTAGACCTTTGTTGTTCGCAGGTATTTTAATAGAAGGTGCTGTTATATCTTACGAGGCAAACCTAGAAAGCGGTGGTTCTGGTGCGCGATATCTTGGCGTAGGCAAATCAGTTATTTATAGAGAGGATAATATAACCATAAGTATGCGCATGGTTTCTGTTGCAACAGGTGAGGTTTTGTTAGAAGTTTTAAGTCAAAAAACTATTTTTAGTTATGGTAAATCAGAAGATGTGTTTCGCTTTGTAGAAGCCGATAGCGAGTTAGTAGAAATAGAACTTGGTAATGCAAGGAACGAATCATCTACGATAGCCTTAATGAAAGCCATAGAAGGTGCTGTGCTTGAAATAGTTAATACAGGTTACGATAGAGGTTTTTGGATTTTACAAAATAAAAACGAAGGAGTAGAATAAAATTATGAAAAATAAACTAATAAGCATATTAGCTACATGTTCTCTTGTGGCTTTCGCGGCTGATAATGAAATATACGTAGACCAATCTGGCACAGGTGCTAACATAGACTTAGAACAGCTAGGTATATCTAATATAATTGGTGGTCTAAATAGCACAGCAGGTAATTTAACTGCATTTGATTTAGACGGTAACAGCATGACCTTAGACATTAATATGATAGGTGCAACGAACAAGTTTTTAGGAGATATCTTTGCAGATAACTTTACAGGATTCTATGAATTTGATGGTGGTACAAATTCTTTTACCATACAGGTAGACCCAACTGATACTTACAGTGCAGATGGTTCTAATCAATATGTGGATGTTACAGGTAGTGGTAATACCTTTACATTAAATCAAGGCACTACTGCCATGGCTTCAAATTTAGACCTAGATTGGATAATTAATGGTTCAAACAATACCATTACATCAAATATAAACATTGATGGTGCGACTCAGTATTTAGATATAGACGGCTCTGATAATAGTCTTACTTACACTGGTACGGGTGTTACAGCATCAGCAGGTGGATATTTTTATCTTGACCACACAGGAGGCTCTAGGACTTTTAATGTACAACAGCTATCAACACAGGACAACGATTGGCTTAAAGTTATTTCGGTTTCTGGCACTGCTGCTTCTACTGTTTGTATTATTCAAAACGACCAAGGTACAAGCACAAGCTGTTGATATAGGTGACATATCTGAGCTAAACGGTACAGCACAAATTGTCCGGGATAAGCCATACGATGCAAATCTAAAGTTTGCTATTCAAAGCAATGATGAGGCCATAACCAAAGATGGTCGCATGGCTATAAAATTTTTAGATGATTCTGTAGTTAAACTTACAGAATGGTCGGAACTTGTCATAGACTCATACATATTTGACCCAGACCCTAGTAAATCTAAAATGGCTTTAACATTTGGTTTAGGCACAGCAAGGTTTATCACAGGTAATCTTAATCGTATAGACAAACAGAATATACAACTAAAAACACCTACAGCAAATATAGCAATACGTGGCACCGACTTTACAGCAACAGTTGATGAACTAGGTAGAAGTCTTATAATTCTTTTGCCTGATGCACTAGGACTATCTAGTGGTGAGATAGAAGTGGTTACAGCCATGGGTACAGTTATACTTAATAAACCTTATGAAGCTACTACAGTTAGCGTGTTTGAGTCTGCTCCAACCAAGCCTGTAATTTTAGATTTAACCCTAGACCTAATAGACAACATGTTGATTGTAACCCCACCTAAACAAGAGGTTTTAGCTGAAGAAGAAACTACAAGTACACAAACAGATAATTTATTAGATTTTAATGACTTAGATGTAGATTATTTAGCAGAAGATTATTTAAAAGAGGATAGTTTAGAATTCACAGAACTAGATATAAATTATTTGGACGTAAATTATTTAGAGGACTTATTGCAAGTTGTTGATGCTTTAGCAGTGGATGAAGATGAAGAACCCCTTGCACCAGCAAGCGTTACTAGAATTGCTGGTACAAATTTTGGGCAAGATGAAGAAACTCAAATCACGACTTTAATTACTGGTGGCGTATTAAGTATGCGTAGAAAAGTTAATGAAAGTGTTAGATTAGATTTAGATGGAGGCACGGCATACACCGTAATTCTTATACAAGATGGCGTTTCAAACACAATTAAAATAAACGGCGGTAGTGACTCTATAATAAAAATTACACAATCTAATTAAGTGTAGAAAAGTGTTGACATCTGTTATACAATCCTTATAATTAAATTTGGACAGCAACCATTTATACAATCTGATGGTCGAAGGATTGCTATACAAAGTTGTTTGATGTTGGTTGCAGTCCCTCCATTTTACATCAAACAACACGGCCACAAAGGAGACACTATGAAAAAAATACCACAACACCCAGATGCAAAAAAACCACGAAACCTAGTGCGGTTTTACAACGACCCAACATTAGCAAGAAAGCTATCTCATGGCTATCATCATTTTGAGATTGGCGATATTGGTTGGAAATGGGTTAAAATAAGACCAGCCTATTTAAGCACACATAGAACAAATCATTGGACTAAAATTAAAAGGTCTAAATGGGATGACATACAACAGCTTAAATCATTTACGGTTTTAGAGGAGAAAGAATCAAAAAGCTAATACTACTAATACTACCCATATTAGCTCTACCTTTGGTGTTTCAATCTACACCAACAGAAATACTTAAACTTAAAACCTTTGATGCCTTTGTAAAAGAACAACCTGAATCAGGTAACTTTGTAATATTAAATATTACAGAAGAAGACGTAGCCAACATGGGTGGTTGGCCGTTTCCTAGAAGAACACTTGCACAAATACAAATAGATTTAATTAACGAGGGTGCTGCTGGTATAGGATGGGTGGTTGCCTACCCACAAGCTGACCGCATGGGCGGTGATGAAGTTTTTGCACAAACACTTGGATATATACCATCTGTATTAGCTATGTTTGAAGATGGCAGTGGCAAATATCCCAAACCAACAGGCACAGTTATTATGGGCGATAAAGCACAAGGAATCGTATCGCAAGGTGTGGTGCAAAATGTCGATATTTTGGCAAATAATACGTTACAAGGTTTAGCGATAGCACCCACAGACGTTGACCAACTTGTGCGTAGAATACCTTTGTTAGTAAGCACACCTGATAATGAGTGGATTCCTAGTTTTGGCACACAAATATATAAAGCCTTGTTTGATGTCAAAACTTACATTATAAAAACTAATGATAATGGTGTTGAGGAAATATCAATTAGAGGAATACCACCCGTTAAAACAGATAGCTTAGGTCGTAAGTGGATAAGTTGGGTAGATACACCACAAACCACTTTATCTGAAATGAATGTAAGAGGTAAGGTAGTATTTATAGGTGTTACTGCTAAGGGAGTGATGCCGCAAGTAGCGACAAGTGTTGGTTTATTAGAACCACATAAAATACAAGCTGCTCTTGCAGAATCCATATTAATACAAGATTCGCCTTACATACCTGATTGGTCTTTGGCTGCAGAAATGGGTATTTTTGCACTATCAGTTACAGCTACATGGTTTTTAATACATTTGTTAGGCATAACATTAGGCGTATTAGGTTATGTGATTTTTACATTGGCGATAGCTTATGGCGGTTATTGGCTAATACAAGATGGATTATTAATAGACGTAACGTGGACAATAATTGCAAGTTTTATTACGGGTGCTATAGCTTTTTATTTAAGGTTTAGACAACAGTTTAAATTACGCTTACAAATTAAAAAACAGTTTGAGCATTACTTAGACCCAAGACAAGTAAAAAGATTACAAGACAACCCAAGCTTACTAAAGTTAGGCGGAGAAAGACGTGTTTGCACCTATCTTTTTACAGATGTACGTGGCTTTACTTCTTTGTCAGAAAAACTAGAACCAGAAGAAGTTACAGATATAATGAACAAAGCTTTGACAGTGCAAGTTGATTGTGTGCAAAAAAATGGTGGCATGGTAGATAAATTTATAGGCGATGCATGTATGGCCATATTTAATGCGCCACTAGACTTAGACAACCATGAAGAACTTGCTGTAAAAACTGCAATAGAAATGCAAAAAGCTATAAAGAAACTCAATAAGGAACTGCCACATAAAATAGCTATTGGCGTGGGCGTTAATACAGGTGAAGCTGTGATAGCCAACGTAGGTAGCGACACTCGGTTCGACTATTCAGCGATTGGCGATGCTGTAAACACAGCAGCCAGACTAGAATCTGCAACAAAAGAAGTTGGCGTAGATATACTTATTGGAGAAAATACTGCACAAAGTGTTAATTATAAGTTAAAATCATTGAAGCCAATAAAGGTCAAGGGCAAAACGAAAGCTCTTAAAATTTTTACTGTATAAAAATTATGGTTAATAAAAAAATGACAGTCAATGATGTTGCAGAAAGATTAACAAAACTTGAAACAATATCACACGAACGTTGGAAAACTGCCTTCAACGAGTTTTCTGACATAAAACAAGAAATAACTCTTATCAATTCAACAATTAAAGCAACGACCTTTGGTGTTTTTGGTTTTCTTGGTGCAATAGGTATAGCAGTATTAACGAGTATATTAATATGAAAGGATTATTTAAAAATATAATAGGAGCAGTTGCTCCCACATTAGGAACTGCCATAGGCGGACCTATGGGTGGTATGGCTGCAAACATGATAGCAGACGTTCTTGGTGTGCCTAATGACCAAAAATCAATAGAAACAGCAATACAAAACGCTACACCAGAACAAATGTTAGAACTAAAAAAAGCAGAGCAAGCGTTTGAAGTTCAAATGAAAGAACTTGATGTAGATGTGTTCAAACTAGAAACACAAGATAAACAAAACGCTAGAGGTATTTTTAGTAAAGATTGGACAGCGCGTATAATAGGTTTATTTACTATTGGTGGTTTTTTAGGTTACATATTTTTAGTAACCCTACAACCACCTGAACAAAACAGCGAAGCACTTATAAATCTAGTGCTTGGTTATCTTGGAGGATTAGCTAGTGCCATTATTTCGTTTTATTTCGGAGCATCTCACTCACCAGAAAAAGAATAAAAAAATGAAAACATCCAAAGATGGTATTAATCTTATAAAACACTTTGAGGGATGTCCCATGGAAAACGGAATGGTTGTTTCTTACAGATGCCCAGCAAACAAGCCAACCATAGGCTTTGGGAGCCTAAAGCTTATAGATGGCAGTCCTGTACAAGACGGTATGACAATTACTAAAAAAGAAGCAGAGGATTTATTGGCTCACGAACTTAAAGAATACGAAGGTTATATAAATGATATGGTTACAGTTGATTTAAAACAAAATGAGTTTGACGCACTTGTATCATGGGTATTTAATCTAGGTCCTACAAACTTAAAAAATTCTACGCTACTAAAAGTTTTAAATAGCACACATGTAGATTGGGCAGATATACCCTATCAAATACAAAGGTGGAATAAGGTCAATGGTGTGCCTAACGAAGGCCTAAAAAAAAGAAGAAAAGCTGAGGCATTATTGTTCCAAGGACAAGAATGGGGTAAAGTCTAACTGACATGCTCATTAGCGGATGTTCACATATCTCCTCTCTCCGATGTAGTATGTCAGGAGAGTCAATTTTGTCCTTTAAATATACGCGTTGGCTCTCCACCTTATGATAGATTTAAACAAAATAAAGTCATTCGATGCTTTGTCTAGGGATGAACAAGTAGAAGCTTTAACCTTAATAGATAAATGGAAAAATCTAAACGCTAGGGATAAATGTAAATCTGATTTTTTAGAGTTTGTAAAACATCAATGGGATGGCTTTATTATGGGCAGACATCATAAAGTTTTAGCCAAAAAGCTTAATCGTATTGCACAAGGCAAATGTAAAAGACTTATGGTTATGTTGCCACCTAGACACACCAAATCAGAATTTGCATCAACATACTTTCCTGCATGGATGATGGGGTTAAATCCAAGTTTAAAAATAATACAAGCAACACACACGGCTGAATTAGCTGTTAGATTTGGTAGAAGGGTACGTAACATAATAGACAGTGAGGAATACCAAACCATATTTCCTGACATAAATTTATCAGGTGATAATAAGTCTGCTGGTAGATGGACTACAGATGATGGTGGAGAAGCTTTCTATTCAGGTGTAGGTGGTGCTATTACAGGACGTGGTGCTGATTTGTTAATTATAGATGACCCTCATTCAGAACAAGATGCAATGTCGCCGACTGCAATGGATGCAGCTTGGGAGTGGTACACAAGTGGACCACGCCAAAGATTGCAGCCCGGCGGCACCATCGTTTTGGTCATGACACGTTGGAGTACAAAAGACTTAGCAGGTAGATTACTAAAAAGACAGTCTGAAACACATGCAGACCAATGGGAAGTTGTGGAGTTTCCAGCCATCATGCCTGAATCAGAAGAACCGCTATGGAGTGAGTTTTGGAAAAAAGAAGAACTATTATCGGTAAAAGCATCTTTGCCCATAAGTAAATGGAACGCACAATGGATGCAAAATCCAACCGCAGAGAGTGGTTCTATAGTTAAAAGAGAATGGTGGCAAACTTGGGAGAATGAAGCGATACCAAGTTGTCAGTGTATTGTGCAAAGCTACGATACAGCTTTTAGCGCAAAAGAAACAGCAGACTATTCAGCTATAACCACGTGGGGTATTTTTGACCCTGAGGATGGTAGTGAACACGCAATAATATTATTAGATGCTAGTAGACATAGAGTAGACTTTCCACAACTCAAAAACATCGCTTTAGAAGAATATAAGTATTGGGAGCCAGATATAGTCTTAATAGAGGCAAAAGCTAGTGGTACACCTTTAACACAAGAACTTAGAAAGATAGGCATACCTGTACAAGCCTATTCACCAAGTAGAGGACAAGATAAGGTTGCTAGAATGAACTCTATTGCACCTATGTTTGAAAGTGGTATGGTATATGCTACAGAAGACGCTTTTGCAGAAGAAGTAATAGAAGAGTTAGCTGCTTTTCCTTTTGGAGAAAACGATGACTTTTGTGACTCTACTACCATGGCTTTAATGCGAATAAGACAAGGCGGTTTAGTGGAGTTAGATAGTGACTATCAAGAAGACATGCAAGTAGATAGAACAGCTTTGTCATATTATTAATTATGGTAAGAAAAAAAAGAAAAGACCCAATAAAAGGCACAGGCAAAAAACCAAAGGGTAGTGGTAGACGTTTATATACAGACGAAAACCCTAAAGATACCGTAAGAATAAAGTTTGCAACACAAGCCGATGCTAGAGCTACTGTAAAAAAAGTGAAAAATATAAAAAAACCTTTTGCTAGAAAAATACAAATACTAACAGTGGGTGAACAAAGAGCTAAAGTTATGGGAAAAAAAGCCATAGCTAATATATTTAAAAAAGGTAAAAATGCTGTAAGGAGATTGCATGGTCGTAAAACTATCAACACTTAAAAAAAAGATAAAGGCTGGTAAAAAACTTGGATTTAGTGAAAAAGCATCAGCAAAAGCACGTGGCTTGATTGCAAGAACAGGTGGTAAAAATAAAGGCAAGAAGGTAAAATCAAAAAAATATAAGAGATAATATGGTTACAGAAAGAAAACTAGGCACTGAAGATAACCCTGATATAAAAGACCAAACTAAGTCTGTTAGTGTGCCTGTCGATGATATAAATATAGAAGCACCACCAAGAAGCTTTGACGATGAAATGTTTGATGCTTTACAAATTAGCATTAGTGAAGATGAAATAGTTTTTGACGAAGCAACAGAACAAGAACCACCACAAATACCGTTTGATGCAAATTTAGTAGAATTTTTAGATGACGATATATTAGGCAGTATTTCTTCTAAATTATTGTACGCCATAGAAAACGACAAAGAATCACGCAAAGAATGGGAAAAAACTTATACAGACGGATTAAAGTATCTTGGTATGCGTTTTGATGAGCAAAGAAGTCAACCTTTTGAAGGTTCAAGTGGTGTTATTCATCCAATATTGTCAGAGGCGGTAACACAATTTCAGGCACAAGCTTACAAAGAATTGTTACCTGCGCAAGGTCCTGTAAAAACACAAGTCATAGGTCAAAGGGACTCAAACACTGAAATGCAGGCAGAAAGAGTAGGCGAGTTTATGAACTATTACATTATGAACGAGATGCCTGAGTATGACCCTGATTTAGACCAATTATTGTTTTATTTGCCTTTATCAGGCAGTGCATTTAAAAAGGTTTACTATGATGCAACAAAAGGAAGGCCTGTATCTAAGTTTGTGCCTGCTGAAGACTTGTTAGTACCATATAACGCTACAGACATACTTTCAGCCGAAAGAGTCACACACGTAGTTTCTATGAGTAACAACGAAGTTAGAAAAATGCAACTATCTGGTTTTTATGCTGATATAGACTTACTTGACCCTGAAAACATAAGTAGAGATGAAATAGAGCAAGAGGTAGACAAAATACAAGGAATACAACCAGATTACGGAGAAGATGAACAACGAAGATTGTACGAAATACATACTGTTGCGGACATTGAAGGCTTTGAAGACACCAATGAGATGGGTGAACAAACTGGGTTAAAACTACCTTATATCATAACTATAGACGAGTCATCACAAAAAGTTTTATCTATACGTAGAAATTATGAGCCGACAGATGTACTAAGAAACAAAATAAATTACTTTGTACAATACAAATTTTTACCCGGATTGGGTTTCTATGGCTTAGGATTGTCACACATGATAGGCGGTCTATCTAAAGCTTCTACATCTTTGCTTAGACAACTTATAGATGCTGGCACATTAAGTAACCTACCAGCAGGTTTTAAAGCTAGAGGAATTAGAATTAGAGATGAAGCCTCACCCTTACAACCGGGTGAGTTTAGAGATGTTGATGCACCGGGTGGTGCGTTAAGAGACTCTTTGATGCCGTTACCTTACAAAGAGCCTAGCAATGTATTATTTCAATTACTTGGCTTATTAGTTGATTCAGGCAAAAGATTTGCTGCAATAGCAGATATGAATATAGGTGATGCAAATGCTGCTATGCCAGTTGGGACAACTGTTGCTTTATTAGAAAAAGGCACAAAGGTTATGAGTGCAATACATAAAAGATTGCACTATTCACAAAAAAATGAGTTTCAAATACTTGCTAGAGTATTTCAAGAGTTTTTGCCGCCTGTATACCCGTATGAAACAGGTAGTGGTGTTAGAGAAGTAAAGATAGAAGACTTTGATAATAGGGTGGATGTCATACCTGTATCTGACCCTAATATTTTTTCTATGAGCCAAAGAGTAATCATGGCACAAGAACTATTAACAATGGTGCAATCTAATCCACAGCTACACGGTCCACAAGGCATCTATGAAGCTTACAGAAGAATGTACGCAGCTTTAGGTGTAGACAATATAGACTCGTTACTTATGCCGCCAGCAGATACAACTCCTAAACCTGTGGATGCAGGTATTGAAAACAGTGGCTTGCTACAAGGTATACCACAACAAGCGTTTCCTGAGCAAAATCATGAGGCACATGTAGAAGCACATAAAAGTTTATTTTTGACACAAGCTGTTATTACAAACCCACAATTACAATCCATAATAATTTCACACGTGATGCAACATTTACAATTTATGGCTAATCAAATGGCAGAACAACAGTTACCACCTGACGTGCAACAACAAATACAAGCGTCACTAGAACAAGCAACACAGTTAGACCCACAATCACAAATGGCTCTACAACAACAAATACAGACTATTATTGAAAGCTTTAGCTCACCAATATTAGCTCAGTTGTCTGCTGAGTTTTTAGCTTCTGTACAACCACCTCAACAAGAAGACCCACTTGTTGCAATTAGACAACAAGAACTAGGATTGCGAGATAAAGAAATAGAATTGAAAAATCAACAGTTTATGGCTAAAGAAGAGCAAGATGCCATGGAGAGTGCAGCAGAATTGCAAATACAACGAAACAAAGCAGACCAACAAGCTGCTATAGGCAATGAGAAAAATGACATTGCTAAACAAAGATTGCAACAGCAAGCTGAATTAAAATTAATAGACCTACAAGCGAGGATGAACAAATGACAAGCTCAATAAATGAAAAAATTAAACAACAAATAAAAGAGAAAAAATTGCAAGAAAAACAGCAAGTTTCTAATACAGAAGTTGCAAGTGTAGAGGTTAAGCCAGCTACAAAAACTAAAGCAAAAAAAACTACTGTTAAGAAAAAAACAGTAAAGAAAAAAACAGTTTCTAAGAAAAAAACTACAAAAAAATAAGGAGTAGAAAATGAAAGCAAAAACTTCCATAACTATAAAAGGTCAAGGAAGCATTGCCTTATCACAACCTCAAAAAGTAAAGGTTGATACAGCACACAAACCCGGTTACGGAAAGGGTAAAAGCAGAGGTAAAGGTGCTGCGTTAAGAGGCAATAATTTCAGTGGCGTGTTCTAAACTATGGATATGTATGATTTTATTCATGCAATTCGTAAAGATTTGAATGAGAGAGAGGCACAAATAGTAACCATACTTACGTCAGGTGGCGTTAAAGACATGGAAAATTATCAGTTTTTGATGGGCGAAATATCATCATTATCCTATATTCATGATAAGATAAAAGAACACTTACAAAGTAAAGGAGATATAGATGACAGTTGAGTCAAAAAAAACCATTGAAGAAAAAACAGAACAAGAAACTATTGATTTGGATAAAGCTTTTGTAG